GAAGCTTAGTTTTATCAATAAAGTTAAACTTAAGTACATTATCAACTTCTGAATCATTTGTTAAACTTAATTTTTCTTTTATTTTTTCTTCTGATGTATCATCAAGACTATCATTTCTTTCTGATACTGCTTCACTGATTTTTTCTATAGCATTCTCATACTGATCCAAAATATCTTTAGATGGTACAGTAGCTGCTATTAGATGATATAGATTAATTGTTATAAAATGATCTGATTCTTCAACATAAGTCATCCATGGCTTAAACATATAATAACTTCTTTCGTTATCCAAATCTACTCTGGCTATTCTAAAAGCACCTCTTACAACAATATCTTCTTCAAGCTCTTCCATTATTTCACAAATAATTTCAGAACCGTCTGCTATTTTTAATTGTTTAACATTGTTTATATCGATCATATTGAAACCTTGTAAAATTTAAATTTAAACTTTTCTTTTTTATAAATCTTTAATCTTTCTTCGCTGTGAAGGAGCGCATAGTTTTTTCTTGATTTGTGCTGGAAATCATCCGATATGTCATAGAGTTTAGTAGTCGTTCCATCCTCTGATTTCCGTAATCCCCTCCCAATAGACTGGAGAACTTTGATCTGGGATTTTGACGGAGAAGCAAATATGATATTATGCAAGTTCCGTATGTTAATACCAGTACTAAAAGTACCAAGACTAGCGACGATGATAGCATCTTTCTGACCCTCTGTTATTTTTCTAATAGCTTCCCTATCAGATGTTTCTGTAGCACCACTTACAAAAAATACTTTTCTTCCTTCTTTAGCCTTACTATTTATCAGCTCAAAAAGAGGCTTTCCATGCTTCTCTACAAACTGAAATAAAACTAAAGTATTACCTTTTTGATCCAGAGCAAGATTTCTTATAAATTTATTTCTTTGTTCATATTTTACAATGTAGTCTATTTCATCCTGATATTGTAGACCGACCATTTGCTTTTTTATTTCTTCACTATACTGTAGTTGAATCATAAGAATTTCTAAATCAGCAAGAGTTTGATTATCTTGTAAAGTTCTAGTCGTTGTGACTTTCATTACTTTACCAAAAAGACCTTCTAATACCAATTGATGTGTTTGTGTTCCATCAAGTGTGCCAGTAGTACCATAGCGATATTCTGCTAGTTTACATTTGTTCATAATATTAGTAAGTGATTTAGATTTAAAACCGTGGCACTCATCACCTAAGATCATACCAAACTGATCAAACCAAGCGGGTGGCATTTTATAAATGGATTGCCATGTGCTTATACAAATAGCACTCTCAAACTCTTTATCCTTACCAGAATAGATTTTATGCATACCTGTAGGGTTTTGTCCATAATCAGCAAAGTCTCCGTACATTTGTTCAACTAAAGATGTGGTAGGCACAATAATTAAAACTTTACCCGCTCTTGGATAATTAAATCCATCTGTAAGCATCTGAAGCCAATACTTAGATAAACAGTATAAAATTAAAGATTTACCTGAACCTGTAGGTGATAGTAGTATTGATCTTTTTCTCTGTAGTCCTTCACAGATAGCATTAAACTGGTAGTCTCTTATAGATATAGGCTCGCCTTTACTTTTTAGATCAAGGCTTTTTATAAATTCCATAATCTTATTAGGATCTATTTTATTATATGATTCTGGTAAACCGTATTTACTTTTTTCGTATTCTAACGGATAATTTCTTTTTTCGCAGAAATCTTTTACATAAGATATAAGTCCACATGATAACTCGCAGTTATTTACATTAAATAATCTTATCTTGCCATCCCATACCTTATTTTTATATAGAGGCATAAATTTATAACCAGGAACAAAAAAAGAAAAATAATCAGATAGCTCTTGAGCAATGCCCCAATCGCAACCAATAATCATATTAGCATGATCTTTCTTCTGTACTTTAACTATATCCACTAAAAACCACCAGCTTCAAATTGTTTCCATTTTATAATATTACCTATAGTCTGATGTTTCCAATTGATATTGGTCACAATTTCCTGTAATGTTTCAACTAAGGTTTTATAATAAGTTACTCTTTCTTCACTCTTTTGAATGTCTATATCGGAATCATAGTAGTGATTCATATCGCCTTTCATGACTTTCATTCCGTTAAAAGGATCATATTCCCAACCTTTCTCTTCAATTTGCTCTTGGGTCATTTTATCATTATAATATAACCACTTATCTTTGAGTAAAATTTTCTGCTTTAACTCAGTCTTTTTTAGCTGTAGTTTAGAAATAGAAAGAAGTTGTAAATATTTTGCGTGAAGTTTTGCTATATCAATTGATGATTTATCCAAATGACTTTCATCAATTACACAGTCTTTTTTCCAATCATTAAGTATATCTTCAAGATTCAACAAGTGCATCTCCATAATAAATAAATTTCAATATTAATAGTATCTATACTAATTCAAAGTATGATATTTTAAAGTTTACCGGAAAGGTAATAACTGGAGTTTCAGTGCCAGATGCTTCCAATAATAGTGTCCCTATGTTTGTCACTACACAGTCTATATATCTAATTTTTTTAACAACATTATTATGACTACTTAGTATAGACAATGTTATATCAACAACGTTTTCGTCATCTGCTATTATTTTATTTTTATTATTTGACGGAGTGACTACAAGACTTTCTAACCAATTATATACTTCAACATAACTTGTCATATTCTCATCTACTAACACATCGAATGCTAAATCATCAACACCAATTGTATCTCCCGGAACAGCAATACTTTGAATGCGTTTAAATGGTACTATAGGTGCAGTAACTGTTACGCCCGGGTGTATAACTCTTTGAGCAAAAAATTCTAAATTGCCATACTTTTTTCTATCTATAACAACCTTAAAGTTGCTAGCCTGTAAAAAGTTAAAATTTTCAGTAAGGTCTGCCATATGCCTCTCCGTTGAAGTTATATCTATTTATATTGATAAAAAGTGCATTTTAGGGGTTTACAAGTGATGTTTTTTAGTATATGTTGTAAGAGTAAATAGAATCGGAGAAAGATATGACTAAGTTTGATAAATCTAAATTTACTTTTCACGGTGGTTATCTTGAGTACACTGGTACTTATGAAGGTCAACCCACTTGGGATCAAGTTGCTCCTAACTGTCACCCATCACGTGTAGGTATGCCAATGGAATTATTCATAGCTCGGTTTAAGTATAACGGTCCTTTTACCAAAGCCAAATTCCTAAAAGAATTGATCAAAAGCTTTACTGTTGAAGAATATGTAGAAGCTCGCAAAAAAGAAGGTCCTGAGGGAGCTCCTCTTGAAATATTAAAAAATAAAAATCCTGAGTGGGCTGATAAAATTATGTTTCAGTGGCTAATGAAAATGTCTAATAAGATGGCATAAAAAAAGCCCCACGAATGGAGCTTAGTTGGGAGGGTTGAACCCCTCCCTTTTTTTATATTTAAATCTTATGCGTTAAGGATGTTATCCACACGGAAGATTCTGTAGTACTGATTGGTTTTTGCTGCAGCAAGACCACTCGCTGGGTTTGCACCTACGAATGGATTTGATACCATGCCGTAACGAGTTTTGAACCCGATTTTTGGCTGGAAGTCATTCTCACCTACGGCACGTACCATAGTTAGTGGTACATATGGGCAATAGAATACACCGGCGTCATATGCGTTAGTACCTTTATAACCTACGGTTACATAATCGGTTGTTGCATATGGATCGATATATACTTTTGTGCGCCCGTTAAGAACACCAGCAAAAGTATTACCTGTATCATCCACATTTAGGTTAGTTGCTAATGCCGGAGCATAATCAAGCATACCTGTTGCAGACAAGCATGATGCTACGTCTGATGATGTGATAATGAAGTTACCGCGGCCTCTACGAGTTTCTTTAGCAATAGTATTTGCTTCACGCTCGATTTGTACCATAAGACCTTTAAACTTCTCTACTGACCAACGGCCATCAGCATCGTTTGCAAGATCAAACACACCATTAAGAGCGGTTTGAGCTGTAGCAGCACCAGTCTTAGCTTGTGAGTTGATTGTACGGATTACTTCACGGTTGATTTCCGCAAGAATCTCTGTTGACAAGATATTTGCCAATTCTGATTCTGCATCAAGACCATGAATTGCTTTCAAGTCTTGTGCTAGCTCTAGGCTATACTCTGCTTTCAATGCACGTGTTTTTGCAGACACAGTTGCTTTTTCAATGGTGAAACCCATTTCATTGAAAGTAGATGATGTATTACCAAGTGCTTCACCGTGCTCTAATGGCATACCACCAGCAAAGCCGTTAGCTACACGGTCATTATCGACTGAACCATCTGAACCCGCATCGGCTACACCAGAAAGACCTGATGGGCCTGCTGAACCGTTAGCACCTGTTGAATCTCCGCCCCAAGCAGTATTTGCTTCGTTATATAGTGCTTCAGTTGAAGTTGTTGCACCTGCACCATAACGTGACTTCATTGCGAAGATCAAGCCTGTTGGTCCAGTCATTGGCTGCACACCACATACATCATAAGCCATCATGTTTGGCATTGCACGACGTACAAGTGAGATAAGGATTGGATCCCAGTTACCTA